CCACCTTGTTTTACAAGATTAGCATCCTTCATAACTTTAATCCAACTACTAAAGTCGGCAATTCCGCTGTCATAATAGATATCAAATGCAGCTTGACGTTGTGGTGGACCCATACGATTCTTAATCACAACGGCTTTACACTCGTTACCAATGACAACTTCACCCTTCTTTAGTTTGCCTGTATTGTTCAAACGTACACGAACACTGCAATGATAAGCTAGAGCCTTACCACCACTTACTACATACTTGTCACCAAATGCCATAGCATTTAGATTTTGACGTAACTGATTAGTAAAGATCAACAATACCTTTTGACGACCAATCATGTTGGTAATCTTACGCATTGCTTTGCTAATAATAATTGACTTACCAGTAGCATAACCATCCTTACCATGATCACTTTCTAGTTCTGCTTTTGTAGAAGCAGCTGCGACAGAATCAACAATAATTGTTAATAGCAAATCTGGATAATCCTTACGGATAAACGTAATTGCTTTTTCAATTCTGTCGAAGATATCTTCTACAGTCTCAGCTTGAGAATACATTAACTTGCTTTTAGCCAAGTCAACTCCCAAACTCTTCCAGAATTCTCTGGATTCAGAGTTTTCTGTGTCAATGAATAGTGCTTTACCACCCTTTCGTTGAGTATCTGCAACAATGTGCGCACAGACCAAACTTTTTCCAGTTCCTTCAAGGCCTGTTAATTCAACGATACGTCCCACTGGCAAACCGCCGTGAGGACGATTACTAATCGCTAAATCAAGCATTGATGAACCAGTGCTTACCCAATCACTAATTGTTGATGGATCTTCTTGTTCATCCAAAAAGAACGCAACTTTACCACCTTCTTTATTGGATTTATTGAGTTCATCTGCCAATCTTTCTAGCAGATCATCTTTTTCTGTTGTTTTCTTTGCCATAACGTATATAACTAGAAAGCCGGTGGGGTATAAAAACTCCACCGGCTTATTTTTATTTTTTAGGAGTTAAACAAATCATCAAATGCTTGTTCTACACTATCCTTACCTTTTGCTTTAGCAGCAGTTGGTGAAGACGGAGCTGGAACAGCCTTTGCTGGCACATCAAATGGAGCTTCATCATTTCCGTCAGATGGTGCAGCTGCGGTTGATACAGTTGCATCAGCTGATTCAGTATCTGGATTCAACCACTTATCCATAACTTCCTTAAGTTCTTCGTATGAGAGTTCTGGGAATAGATCCAAGATGTTTACTTGAGCCTTTAGTGCTTCAAGCAACTGACTGTTTTTTGGATCAACCGCAACACTCACATTTGGCTTAACACGAATGCTGGTTTCTGGGAAACTAGCTCCGCCTTCAGCTGTCTTGAATTCTACAACAATATCACGACCACTTGTTAGATCGGTAATATCACCGAAGTCAGGATCGCTGATGATCGATAAAAGTTCTTGATAAACTTGCTTACCAAAGCCCCAGAACTTAACTCCTTCGTGTTCCTCGCCACGTACAATTACAGGAGCAAATGTACGCATCTTTGGTTCCATCTTACGACCCATCTGCCAATCTTCCTTAGAACCAGTCTTCTTCAAACGGTTACTAAACTCAACGATTGGATCTGGGCGACCAAAACTATCAGGAGACAGATAGGTCTTGTTGTTGATGTTATAATGGAACTTTAGTTCGATGAACGGATTATCAGGTTCGTACTTATAAGGAACGATACGAACTACTTGTTTACCGGGCTTTGGTTTCCAAATCAAGTTAGATTTTTGATTTGTGTTTGAAAGGGAGTTCAAACGACTCTTTAGCTTACTAATGTCTAATGCCATAATTTATTTAATTGTTTAATTGTTAATTAGTTAATTATTTTAACCGAATCACTCGACTCGGTTTATAACCAACCTAAAATCAGTGTACACTAGGTACAAACTGAAATCAAGTCAAAAATATATATCAAACTTCGGAGATAGAAAACAGTTTTAATGGAACTATTTTTACACCAATTTCATTGGTCAAAATAATACTGTTTTTATATAAATCCCAATTTAATTGAAAACTTTTATCAAATGTGCCGTTGTTTTCGTCGGCGATTAACTTATTCATTGCATTAAGAGTATACAATGTATTTGTTTGTTTTTTTCTATGAATACTTATGGTGCCTTTATAACGATTAATTTGATCACGTTTTTCTACGTTAAATGTTAAATACAATTCCCGCAAATTATTTTCATTAGCAAATATAAAGATCTTGTTATCAATCAAATTATATTGGTTCGATATTTCTTTTATGACCTCGGTATATTGTAAACTATTTGAAAATGTACAGAGTAGTTGTTTTTGTTCATTCATGGTTTATGATAATACATCAACAAACCCAGCAAAATTTGCGCCTTCTTTTGCAACGAAATCTACCAGTACTTTGTTTGTTTTTTTATTTATTATTTTAACACTAACTTTACCAGGTTCATTTACAATATCAATGTCAGAAAAATCTAAAGATGGATGTTTGTCTATTATTTGTGATTTACCGGCTTTAACCTGCTTTGGACCAACCAATGCCATTAAAAATTTAGTTTCTACATCCTCATATCCCATAATCTTTAATAAATTCTTAAGGAAAGTTTCTTTATTCTGGGGTGTTGATTTGTAAAAAGAATTAAGTTTATTAGCTACCTTTTCTGCTAAATATTGATTCAATGGATATCTTGCTTCTTCACGATCTGCTCTTAAAGATTTAATATAATCTTCATCTTCGCCATCAGCTTTTGCATGTTTAACAGCAAGATTTGTTTCCTTAGCAAGTTTGTCGAGTTGTTTAAATTTTGGATCAGATAATAGTTCTTTTGTAAATTTAACAGCTTCATCGTCTCCACACAAATTTCTCACCAAACTTGTTTTGGTGCTATTTGCCAAATTAACATTTTTTGTTTGATACATCTTGAGACTATATGCGTTCAAAATCTCTTCACCTGAGATTTTTTTCACTTTTAATCTTATATCAGCTTTAAACTCAGCTCCTTGTAAGAATGATTTATTATCGAGAAATATCTGTAGTATATTACCTTTGTTACTACCCACGGAATTTATAATGTAACTCGCCATATCATTACTTGCCAATGATATTACAGATCGGATTTCTTCATATTTAGATCCAGCTGCAGTTTTTAATTTATTGTCCCAATTTTTTACTATAGATTCTAGTTCTGGGATATATTGTTTACCCTGTGCATCCAATTGAACAACTTTCATAACAGTTCCCTCATTTAAACTTTCGGTTAACACGACATCAACAGGAGTTTCATTTTTTTCAATCACATACTTTACAGTTAAAGCTTCATTATAATTTCCTCTTATAGCTTCGATTGCTCCTTCTGTTTGTACAGATTGTGGAGATTCTATTCCACTCTTATCTTTAGCTATAGATGCCGGAATCGTTACTTCAGTCACTTCACCAACGGAAAGATCGCTCATTGCGTTATCAACCAGTCCTTTAACTGTGTTTTTGAAATAAGATTTTACACCATCCCAACTTTTTTTCAATAAAACTGTTACCTTTGTAAATAAAGATTCTTTTATAGAAATCACACTTCCTAACGTTTCATCAAATACTTGTTCTCCGATTAACTGACCTTCGGTATTAAACCAAATCATTCCCTTTCTATAGAAACCATACTTTTTAGCTTCATCTACACTATAATTTACTAAAGGAGTTTGCCCAATCAATATAGCTTCTACACCCTTAGAATCTACTTGTTTTTCATTTGGAGTTCTATCATCTTTTTGTGTATCTACATTCTTATCAGAAAGTTCTTGATCAATAGATACATCTTTTGGCTTTTCTACATCGGCGTTGTATATAGAATCCTCACTACCACCAGCTTTTACATCAGGTGGAGGAATTGTGAATATATTTGCATCTGACTTTTTAGGATTTTCAGCAAAGTGTGTACCTTTATTTACAGCACGATCTTTATATTCTTTGCTTGGAAATGTTACAAGGATACCGTCCTTGTTATATGCTTGTCTTTCAGGAAATCTACCCGCTTCAAATAAGTTCGCTGTTTTCTCGACTACATAATTAACATCACAGCCGGCCTTTTCAAGATATTCTTGTAATACAAAAACGTGTTCTTGATTTCGAAAATCAAAAATACCATCCTTAATACGGCCGTCACAACAAATATCGTTAATTAGTGATTTAAAGTTCATCCTTTATAAATATACATATAAATATATTTACAATTGGACTAATTTCAAATCATTATAATTATTTCCCGTGTAAGTCTTTACTTTAAACCGTTTGTTCTTGAATATTTCAATCAAATCAGCCACATCTTGTTTATCAACATCATTGTGTATATCAAACACAATTGAATCATATACATACAAAATCGGCACAATCTTTTTATTACTAACGAACTTAATACACTTACTCAAACTATCAATTCCATATTCAGTTTCAGCTGCCTGAATGATATACGCAAACAACTTGTTCTTATTCGCTCCCAATATATGTTTATTCGTAATCTTACGTTTATAAATAGGAGTGGTAACAAATCCTTTCTTTTCAAACGTATTCCAATATTTGTCTTTGAGTTCTTCTGTTTTTTTAAAATAATCTATGTTTATATAAACATCACTTATTTGGCCATATAAATTGACCATCGTTAGTTTTTTAGCTTTACCAATCAACTCAGGCGTCACACAATCGGTATTGTAGTACTGTTTAGCCAAATGTTCATAGATCGTTTCTTCCTCAGGCACTTTATAATCTACTAAATTAGCTACGATGTACGGATGAAATCCAGTAAAGTCAATCATCATTAAATGTCCGTCGTTTCCATAACGAGACACAAAACTAGATCTACAACCATCATCTTTCTTCAAAGCAACATAATTTACACCATCATAAGAATTACTTGGTCTTCCCGTGGGATTATAGATATTGTAATTAGTATACACATAATCATCATATGTACGAGCTTTAAAATGTTGTTTAAACAAAGAATTGTCGATCTTTAAACCATTCTTTTCAACTTCATACAGTGTATTAGTGATTACATCGTTAAAAAACTTGAAACAATATGTATTTGTTTCCTTTTCACAAAGATGTGCTATTTGTTGAACCTCTACATCAAATGATTCTTGATGAATAACAAACGGCACAATTATGTTAAAGTCTTTGATATTGTGATAATTGTTCTGCAAATGATCTTTGCAAATAGAACTTGTTTCTTCTAGAATTTCATTGTTTTCAATAAAACCAAAAAGATTTACATCAATCAAATTACAATCAATCCAGTATTTGTAAGTCTTTTTGTTCTTTACGTAAACACTATACTTAGCATTTTCCAATTCATCTTTTAGTTCTTCAAATGTAGAATCTACAGCTAAATCGGTGTGACTGAAATTGTAATAGTATTTCTTTTCTGTACCAAAATCGTAGATAAAAGCAGCGATAACCCCACCACATTTATTGTGGCAATTATTGTCTCTGGTTATTAATTTTAAATAGATTTTGGATGAATACTTCACATCCTAACTATACTACATAACCGACAATTGTCAACTAGTATCCTCTCCAAAATTGTTTTGGGTTATTCAATATACGATCAATATTAGGAATCACTCGTTGTGCTTCTATGATACGATATCTGTTATAGTTAACAACTCCTACAACTTCTAGTAATTTACCGTTATATACGTCAAACTCTACACCTGTAATTTTCCAGTTGATCTTCACCTTTGTGAAGTATGAAGAATCAGTCATGTTATAATCTTTATAGTTGGTTTCTATTACTTCAAAGTAATTAATTCTCCCCACGAAAAATCTGTTTATATAACCTTCGTCATAATCTTTTTGACTGATTGTAGGTGTATACGTAGACGGTTGTAAGTATTTATAACTGTTCAATCCTACTATAGCTTGTGTTCTTGGAGGCGTATCGTATATCATACATTTACATATTCTATTGTGGAAGTTCCTACACATCTCACCAACGCATTCACAACAGTTTCCCATTTACCAGATTCAAGTTTATGGTCAACTTCCAATACTTGGAATATCACATTGCCAGGAACATATGGTTTTGGCAAGTTTTTAATAGCAAAACATTGTAGATTTCTAAAGGAAAATATTCCATCTAGCGTGATTGATACTTGAAAATTATCAGCTACACCGCTGTATTTTGCTTGATTATTTTTAAAATCTCCATCGTCTAACATTTGTCTTAACCGAGTCTTCATATTTGAAGATAAGCATAAGTACTTGTAATTGTTTTTATTAGAGGGAGATTCAAAATCAGAACCTTCGCTTACATCTTTAAACGTCATACACAATATTCCATTCTTATCTTTAGAACCATATACTTGTAAATTGACTATATCGTTGTTCTCACTTTCTATACCAGCCGTTGCTCCCGGAGTTAATGTAGCTAACGAGCCACTTTGCTGAGCATACAATTTATCCAATTGAAACTTATCTAATCTATCAATAAATTTTATAAATGGAAGATTATTTAACAAATTGAGTGTAGCATTTAACTCTGTTATACTTTTAGCAGTTTGAATTTGTGTTTTAGGATCTTGAGATACCAATGCACTGTTTTGTCCGCTAAATAATACATTTGTTGCCTGTTCATTTGTTAAGCTTACATCGAAATTGATGTTTTTAATAACATTGTTGGTACTACCGAGTTCAAACGTATATATTTGTTGCAACAACGAAAAATTGATGGTATTTTTATCTACGACTGATATGGTCGATCTACCATTTTCACTTGCGCCTTGTACTATTTCAAACTTCCAATAATTGTCAACGGATTCGTTAACCACATTAAGTATAGAAGAAATTAAATCTTTATATGCGTCTGTACCTTTGTTTTCGGTCTTACAAAGTTCAATTATTTTCTTTTTGCTAATATAAATGTGTTTTAAATAACCGTAACGGTATTTTTGATAAGTTATAGTTGATATAACACCATTTTTTGTTTCTCTCGTTATGACTTTATCTTTGTCAAATGGAAATGAAGCAGATCCTTTTTCATTTGACTTATAATACAGATAGTTAATTACACGGTCTAAATCGTCACGTACTCTATTTTTTGTTTTGAATGTTTTTCTGGTTGCTTCACATGCCATGTAATAACTGTCATCTGCGCTTAGATTAAAATATGCATCGGTGGAATTTTTTATTCTATTTTCTATTTCAGTATTTCTCTTTACTATTATATCGGCTAATTGTGCTGTAAAAATATTTCCGTTTTTATCAGCTGTTAGATTTGAATCGTCTGCAACCCCATAACTTGCTTGTTCTGGTTTTAAGTAACCGCCCTTTCCAGGGTTTTTTGATTTTACTTCACCAATATTTACCTTGGGAGCAACGGGATTTGGAATTAATACATTTTGATCACACGAAATTAAATTTGGATGTGCGTTAACTATTACATCTTGTATATCAATATAAAACTGTTTTGTTCCAAGATTAGACATAAACAAATTAAACACTTCAAATACAAAGTCTAATTGTAACCAAACATCGTCAGCTCCGTCTTTTGCATCAAAATCCAGATTATTGTCAGCAAAAGAAATTTGTTCAAGGTTCAAATTTCCTTGTCTTAAAGAGCCATATGATATTGCTGGATTTTCTTTTGATGGATTTTTTTCTGCACCATATGCCTTTTTAAAGTTACGACCACAAAATACTCGGTCTTCACTCTTTCCACCATAAAACAAATTGTATTGATTATTAAAAGACTGCAAACTGTTTATATCGCTTACAACTGTTTTTTGCAATGCTTCTTGTTGAGCGTTTTCATTTTTTTGTTTTTTAGTATCATCGGTTCGGTTAATTTTATCTAAAATATAATTTAGAAAATTAGACTTTATATTAGTTACACCTGTACTATACGGATTACCCGAAGTAGTTTTTGGTTGTTGTATAACATCATTAATATCAGGAAGATATAGTTTAATAAATGTTTTTAAGTCAATAAATTCTCTATCGAAATCCAAATCGCTGTCTGTTTTAAGTTTTACTTTAGTGTTATTTTCAGTTCGCATTCCCGCATATAACGCTTGTCTTGAAATCATTTCTACATTTGCGGTATATACAAATCCGTCCTGTGTTTTGAAAGAATATTTAGTAACAATTCCGGTAACACATCCATAATTGCCATTTGATAACTGAGCTCTATCCAATGCAAGTTGTGGTTGATCAGTTACCTCCCAACATTCATTTAAATCATTCAAGTTAATTAGAGACTTCTGATTAAATAAATTCCACCCAAATTCTATTATTAGATTAATTCCGGCGGTTAAAAAGAAAGGAGTCAAATATTCCAACTGAGCCAATCCGAAACATTTAAATTCAAAATCAGCATACGTCAACAAATCTTTACTTTGTTTTACGTTTAAACTAACAAGGCCAGGGGGCGGTACTATTGATGAAATCTGATTATTTTGTGGGAAATTAGGATCTATTATAGTGTTGTACGCAGTTTGTGAACGATAGATATTGTCTATATAGTGAGGATTTCCGTCTGCTTCGTACCCTATAATAGCATACTTTGAACCAAGTGGTTTGTTTTGTTCGTATCCAAAAGCGTCATAAAATCCATCTCCTCCTTTTAGGATAAATCCGTTATAATCCTTAGGCAACTTGTTTTTATCTAAATAGGCACTTCTTGGTACTAATCCGTTAATTGACTTACCTGTACTGTTTGAAAATACTCTCACCCAAGGAGTCATTGGTCCTTTGTACGTATCGTAGTTGGCATCAAAATTAAAGTTAGAATTGGGCACATATGGTTGTGGAATACTCATTCCAATATTTGTGCTATTGCTTCTTCTTCTGAGTTCTTTAATACATTCGGTAGGTACATTTTGTATTTCCCACCATTTAGGAGCCGTGTCTGCTATGTAACTCATATAACTTTAATTTAATTGTTTTAATCGATTCATTATAACAGAGACGTTTGCTGGAATTCTTAACTGTCTGCTTACGTCCACAGATAGTTTATATCCTGGTAAATTGTTAGCTCTAGCAATTATCCACCACAAGGTTTCGTCTCCATAATATTTTTTAGCTAAACTATCAAGATAGTCACTTTCGCTAACGGTGATATAAAAATCATCATATGATTCGGGTATCACCGGATAATAAGTAGTTCTGTAAACGTTCTTACTATCCCATCTTTTTTCAGTTGGTGTAAATTGGTATCTCATATTATCCTACCTCCATCATATCTACCTCGGTGGTATTTAAAGCCGGATCGAAATTTGTTGTACCTTGTGGATATCTGATTCCTTCACTAAAATTCGTTGGTTCGCCTGATATTATTTCCATTCCTCCGGCCGGAACGACAGGTGCATCTCCCCATACCGCTCTGCCGGTTTTTGGTCTATCTTTTTCGAGAATACTCATCTGTACACTAATTTCCGCTGTTCTAGGAAATTGAGCAAATCTGTTCTGTGAATCGGATTTTTCACCTCTTGGGTTTATTATGTTGTTAGTATCTGCCCACGTAATAGAACGATCCGGTCCCCAATACCAATTATCTTTTGGATAAGTAGATTTTTCAGGAAGCGTTTCCCAAGAAGCATCGTCTGGAATCGTAACATTGCAACTTTTTATCACGACAAAATGATTTTTATAAAAATCACCAAGAGTTAATTGTACCATAGGCGGCACCATAAATCCACCGGCTGCTCCCATTGTATAGTTTGAAGGTCTAGTTAAACCCACTAAATAATTAATTCTTTGCCACATCGGCATTAATTCTTTTATACTATGTGCGTTTACGACAAAGTTAAAGTTGACTTCTCTTGTGAATCCTTTGTAATAATAAAGTTTATCAGGTCTGCCTAAATATTCAATCGGTTCCCATTCAGCTGAATTTGTGTCTTGTATTCCTTTTACAGTTGCACTAAACGGTATATATTTTTGGTTTACTATATCATAAAAGAAAAACTTTATGATATCAGGTCCAGAAGAACCGTATTTAGAATCGTCGCCATACTGGGTTTTGAATTCATCTTCATTTAGTACATTTAAAGAATTTACGTAATCAACGTTATTTGTTGGTTGTATAAATCTTTCTCCAATTTTTTTACCAAGTCTAGTTGGCAATCCTCGGTTTTCATTAAAACGACTAGTATAAACATTTTCTTTTGATATATTAGTTAAATAATTGAATCCAATTTTGTCGTTCTTGAATTGTTTACTTTTTATATCAACCTGAGCAAATTGTTGTGGCAAAACGTTATTAATACGAGGAGTCTCAACATAATTGTTTCCGTTGTTAATTATCTTATTTAAATTATCAGATAAATTGGTAGCAATATCTTTAATCGGTTGATTATTAATATTGACAAACGTATCAGGAAGTGTCTTAGCACCCAATGCCAAAACTTTGTAATTTAATAGCTGGTCACTTTGTTCAATAAGTGTACCATTGTTTCTATCAGCTTTTACAACATCGGTGTATTTTAACTGGGTTGTTGGAGTTCCGTTAACTCCTGACAAAACAGGCTTTTTAAACCTATCTACACCTTCTTGTGTTAAAGAAGCTACTTCTCTACTGGTAATATTTAACGCGACGTTTTCTACGTTATTGAACTCTAGTATACCAGTTGAAGCTGGATAATTTTTTATTCCGTTGTTATTTATAAACGCATCATACCGTTGGAATGTGGGTCTGTTTATAGAAGCGTGATAAAATCTTTGTCCAGCAGACAGTCCTGTAAATTTGGTTGCTGTACCAATACCAAGTGCATTTTTTACTCCAGATACAAGTTGACTCATTATACCACTACCATTGCTTTTGGTAGGAGTAATACCTGAAACATCAAATAGTTTACCATTAGCTAAATATAAATCGTATGTTTGTTCATCTGCTCTGTATTTAGAATTCCACGGTTGTTTTGGTGGAATTACACCGCCTATCAATGTGTTGTTTTGTAAGAAATTTCCTACGCCACCTAATAATTTGCTGAAGAAAGTTCCTCCGCCACTGGATACTAATTTACTATATCTAGAAGCGTTGTAAGCATTTGTAGCGGTTTGACCTCTTAATAAATCTCTAACATCTGGTCTTGCAAGAGGAGCCACGACTTGATCTGCTCTATCGGCTCCCCCCAATAAAGATGTAAACGTGGATAGTCCGAGTCCATTACTAGCCAAACTTGCAACACTACTACGAGGAGGCGCTGGTACTGCTGGGCCGCCACCACCAAATAGTCCTCCTACAGTTCTTGCAATACTTCCCAAACCACTGGCTCCTAACAACCCCCCTACGATATTACTAGTGTCTAGATGTCTAGTTGGTCTATCAACTAATCCGAATGAAGCGAGTCTTAACGCTGCAATGATTGGCGATGCTGGATTGTATACTTTGGTTTCATCGTGTGGTTGAAATCCCTGTAGTACAAGTTGTTTTAATATAAACTTGGTACCTGTAGAACTTCCCAAAAATTTTCTTACTCTATCACCATCTCTACGTGAAGCTTCAAATACAGTTGTTAGTTTGTTACGTTGTCCTTGTTCGATGCTTCTGTATTGAAACATTTGGCTTGCAACCGGACCTTTAAGATATAAATCTTGAGGTTTATTTGTTGTATATAGTACACTAGAATTACCTGGGGTACTAAATAACCTTTCTATCTTGCCAGGTGATCTTATATTGATATACTGTGCAGAAGGCACTGGTAATCGCAAACCAGATCCTTGTATACCGGATAAAGTGGTTACTTGTGTACCTTCAGGTGTGAACCCATCTACATATGTTTGACTATTTGCCATTTATTATAAATAGTATTAAGCTAGAGATGTTGCTTGACCAAATCCACCCGATCTATAAGTTGTTTTTGACAAAGCAGCATTAACTCGTTGACCGTCAAGATTTACAGCAATACCACCATTTGCCATCATCGATGTTAAATTTTCAATTTTTTGAGCAACCATCGTAAGACCTTCTTTTAATTCGTTTGTTTGTTTTTCTTTTGATTCGGACAATTTTGCTAAATTATCTACTCCCTTGAAATCCATATCAATTTTTGGAAAATCTACTCCGGATAGGTCTTTTAAAGCGTTAGCTGCTATACTAATTCCATCAGCAGCCTGACTTAACAATGTTAACTGTGATACAATTGTTGTTAACTGTGATGTTGGAAATGTCAACAAACTTTCTCCCAAGTTTTTCATTGAAACCGATAAACTTCCAATTCCAGCTGCAGCGGTTGATAATTTGAAAAATCCAATATTTGTGATTGTAACAAGACTTGTAGCCACACTGGTTATAACGCCGGGTAGTGTCTGAAATACGGACAACATGGTGTCAAAAGCTTTAATTATAACTCCACCAACAATACTTGCAAGTGTGCTTAAGGTTTTGCCTATAGATTCTATCGCGGGACCGGCCATTTTCATAGCAAATCCCATCTCCATAGCCGCTACTCCTAATACTACCAGTGCACCAGCGAACAAATACACACCCACAATTTGCGGACCAGTCAACAATGCACCGGCAATAGCTAATGAAGTACCTAATATTACTAACGCTGCAGAAAATGCAAGTATTTGACTAGCACCAGTGTTTCCTAATAAACTAAAAGCGTACGCCATTCCTATTACCGATGCAGTTAATATAGTCATTATCGCTGCCAATTTACCAATCGCGCTCATTGGGAATTTACCCAACGCAACTCCAAATCTAGATATTCCACTAGATGCTTTTGTCAAACCAGTTCCAACTCCGGTACCAACAGATTCAGCGGCCTTCCCTACACCAGAAGAAAGAACATTTAGTGCAGCCGATGCTCCTTTCTGTAGTAATAAAAACGAACCGATTATTGCGGTTATACTTCCCATAATAATAATCGCTAATTTTTCGGAGTCATTACCCACACTTGTAATAGATCCAATAAATCTCAATACGGATAATTCTAGTTTTGTTATAAAATCGCCGAGTGGCTTCAATATACGACCGATGTTATTAAATACTTCAGCTCTAGCTTGTTCTATTTGTTTAGCCTGTGTTTCTGCGATCTGTGTTTTTAAAATTAAAGCTAACTCTTCTTTTCTTTGTTCATACGCAGATTTTTGAATTTTAGCTAATTCTTCCTCAGCCTTTCTTCTTTCTTCTGCCAATTCAGGAAATTGTCGTTCGGCTTCTAACAGACTCTTTTTCTGAGTTTGAATTTTCTGCAACTCTGAAAAGTCTTTGCCCGTTGCTTCTGCTAAAGTTTTACGTTGAAAATAATTTAATTTATCTAAATCCCCCACTCTTTCTAGTTCTTTTTGTAATGCTTTCTCTGCATCTACAACTTTACCAGCAAAAAAAAGTCTACGAGATTCGTTAAAATTAACATTTTGACCCAATAAAGCACTCAATTTTAATTCGGCACCAATTGATGATTCAAAATTCAAAAGACTTTCGGCGGATTTAGCAGCGTTGTCTAAACTAGATCCTATCTTTCTGAGTTCAGCTGCTTGTTTAATAAGTTCGGCTGTATTTCCTTTAAAAATTAAACGTACACCGACCGATGCGTTTGCAACGTCTTTTATTAACTTACCTAGAGGAACACCCGCAGCTTTTGCTGCTAAATTAGCAATTCCTTCCATATTTTTTTGTGACTGAAGACTGGTACCTCCAATTTCAGCCATCGTTTCATAAAATTTAGTAGACTCTTCTACGGTTAAACCAGTTGAACGAGCTATTGTAGCCGCTCCATCAGCAATCTTTACCAATGCATCGGCAGCGATTGCATCATAATTTTTACGTATAGATGTAACAGCAGCTAAAATTTCTTGATTAGATATCTTGTTTGAATTAATTGACGAATTAAGTGTTTGTACGGCTTTGTATTGATTGTGTATTTCGTCCTTTGATGTACCCTGTGATTTAGCGTTTTCGCTTAACAATTTATCGTATTGATCATAATAATTCAATAAAATTTTAACACCTTCAATTGACAATTTAATCAATGTTTGTTGAATACGTTTTTTCTTTTCAATTTCAATTTCAGTTTGAAGTTGTTTTTTTGTAGAATCAAGTAACTTGTTCTCTTCGTCTGAAAGACCGTTTATGCCAGCAAGACGAGCAAGTTCGTTATTTAACAATTTCTTCTCCAACTCACCGATTTTAGTTTGTAGTCCTACTTGTCTTTTTTGGGATTCTTCAATCTGTTTATTGATCTTGTTGATCGGATTAATTGCATTCTGTATCTTTTTGCCTACCGAATTCCACGTATCTCCATACGACTCGGTATTTCCTCTTAATTTTTCCAAGGATTTGATAGCGTCACCAATGTTGTTATCTACGGGATTTGCAGCCATATATTATATAAATATACGGATTATCTAAAACTTGGCTTATCTATTTTATTAGAGTGAGTACTGTGCGAATTTGATTTTTTTGCTGCATCATTTTCTTTTGTTTTAACTTCAATTAACTTACGATAATAGAAATTTCTTAAATGAATTGGCAGTCCATAGACAACGGTTGGCGAAAATGCCCCGTTTCCATAGTAACACATGTCAAATATTAATTCTTGAAGTTGAAGTTTATACTCCTGAGTCAGGCCAAAAAAACTGGGCCGTAATTGGTACGGCTACCCTTTCTTCATGAGTACATTGTTCACATACAAAATTAAATGAACTGTCTATATCAGGAGTAACCGATTTAACGTATTGTCTCAAAGCGAGACTATCTTTTGCTAAGAGATTTTCAATTATGGTCTTAAGTTTAACTTTGTCACGTTCACCGTTAATACTGGTAATCATGTATTTAAGTCTACTCGTCACTTCGTTTGAAGAGTCTTTTTTGATCTTCGTCATTGCCAAATTGTCTCTTTCAATTGATTTTTCATCATTGGCAGTCAGTGGTCTGAACGTAACCACCGCTTTACTTGTGGGTAATGTGTATGTAAATTCATTATTTTCTGTCAAAACTCCATCCAAATTGAATTCTTTGTTTTGAATTTGTGACAAATCGACATTTACTTTGTTTTTTGTATTACATTTAGGACATTGTATGTCTAGTGGTCCATATGTGTCGCCGTAAGCAAGTCGTCGGGCTGCAAATATTAATGCGTTTTTATCTCCAGACAACATTGAGTCTAGATTAACGGATCTGTCAACTATTAAAGATTCTAATAACTTATCTATTGCTAACCCTTTTTTTAGAAGATTAGGACTAGTCAAAATATCTTCTTCTTTAGCGGTCATAAATTTCATTTCAACACTTCCTTTTGAAAGTGGATTTGAAGATTCATAAAATTTGCCGCCACTTGGCAAATCTACTGTTTCAGTTGGATAACTTGTTTGTGGTACTGACTCTTTTGACAAATTGTTTCGTGTAATTATAATTTCATCACTCATAACTTTATAACAATATATAGAACTTTATATAACTTTTTAGTTATTATATTTAAATAGATTGTACTTGATGTTTTGCTGCCTGTGACATAAGATTAGCACGTTTTACTATATCTTTAGCTTTTTTAACAGCATCATCGGTTCTCTTTTTATCTTCATCCGAAACTGCAGCATCTTGTTGAGCTTCAGCTGAATCTAATTTTTCATTAGCATCGTCTTCTTCAGCCTGTCTTTGTTTGTATAAAGCCATATCAGCCAACTTCTTCATGTTTTTGACTTTGGACTCATCCTCTTTCATCATACCCACAATCAATTTCTTTAATATACTCTTTTGCTTTTCTGTTAAACTTCCACCAGATGCTAATTTATTATTCATAATATTATATACAGTATCATCGTATTTACCAAACAAATCTTTGATAAATTCTTTTCTTTGTTGAGGAGTTAAATTAGCATATTGTGATCTTAACTGACTTGCACTTCTAGCAGGCGCACCTAATACAGTAAAATCAGTTGTTGGCACTGTATCTATATACCCATGAGTAATTGCTGGTTGTAACTTATCCAATCTTTTTGGAATTGGCTGTAAGTAAGCTGGAGAACCATCTTTTTTAGTGAATCTACTAAATCTTGGATCTTCAGCCATGTCTTTTTCACTAACCGCAAATATAACACTGTCTCTATTAATGTCAATTGGAATTTGATTAACTAAACTTTGTAGGTTATAGTTGTTTTTTACTTTTATAATTTTGTTAAGAGGAACACCAGTTAGTGTCATCATTTTAACTTTTTCATCAAAACTAAATGGAGACTTAGGTAACTCAACTACATCGGTTGTTGTTATATAAACATCGTTGCCACTATATTTGGTACTTAAATAGTCATATACACCTTTGTGACCTTTATGCCAGGGGTGAAATCTTCCGGCAAATATTATAAATGTTTTTTTATTTAATTGCATTTAAATTCCTTACATTATTTTATCTAAATAAGATTTGTCTATATTATGTCGTTTACGAACATTTTCAGTTACTTTAATGAACCTTAAATTTTTAATATTACCTATACGTTCAGCTGGTATTTTGTGTTTAAACCCATACCATATTGAAACCGCATGATCAAGATGATAAGCATCAGGTTTATCATTTATTCTGCCTCGTTTAGTATAGTTTTCTAATAATTGAATTGGTTGTAAACGAGTTACCATCCACACATCATTGTTATATTTTTCCCATTCACTCAAACTTTGTTTCCACTCTTCATATGAAATATTCAATTGTGATTCAATTGTGTGTTTCCTTATTTTTTCCCGCATTTCAATTGTTGACAATGCTTTTTTTGTATTTTCTTTTATTTTTTTAAGTGTAACATCGTCATGTTTTTTTCCGAATCTAGGAGATTTATTTCCAATTTTACCAAACATCGGATTACTAGTACCTATTTTTGAATTTTTTATTTTTTCACGAACTTCTCTTCTTTTTGACGGATTGTTTTCACCAACCATGTCTAATCTAGACTTACCATAAAACGGATGATTTTCTTTAATATTAAATTGTGGATTTTTTTCACCTTTTTTGGAACATGGCTTACAAGTACTATTTTTTGCAATTGATCTATTTAGTTTAGATTTATTAGCAAAATTTAAAATTTTGCTGCAACTCGGACAATTTTTTGTAAATTTGCCTAAATCCATATACTAATAAATAGAAAAACCCCAGCGTTTCTGCTGGGGTTCTTTTTAATAAGGTTATATCAATATTGTAGAACGCAATAGTCTGGTTGAATGGTCAACGTAATCGTTAACGCGGATCCATCGTCACTCCAGTCCATTTCACCGAAACTAGCATCGGTAATGAAACATCCACGTAGACTCCATTCTTCTACTTTGTCACCTACTGGACCAAGAACATTGACGGTCAAATCCTTCTTATAAAAGTCTTGGTAACCATCACGACCAGTAACAGATTCATGGTGCAAACGCACCCATTCCATTACTGCTTGAGCACCACTTGGTACAATTGGATCATACAATTCCATGTTCATTGATTGCCAAATACTCTTACCTTTGTAGAAGGTACGAATGTTGATATGATCAAGTTCTTTTGCTGTTTGTTGTAGCTTTGGTCTATCAGTCTTCTTGATGATGAAAGACGGATGTTGCGAATATTTCGTTAGGATTTAGTAGTTCTGCCATAAATTATGCACCTTTCTTTATAATAAATATTAAAAATTTAAATTTATTTGACTTGTTATAATAATTTGTTAATATATATCTAGATACGAACCCAAAGTTAATATGAGTCATTTTAAAAAAAATCCAGAATTTGTTGACAAAGTGTGTCACACGTGTAACAACACATATCAAATTTCTTTTTATAAAAGAAAAACTTCTGTTTATTGTAGTAAAAAATGTGCAAATGCAAATGAAGAGGTATTGACTAAAATGAGAGCATCTCAGAAAAAGACGTATGATGAAAAATATAATGGTTTGCATCCAATGCAAACAGATAAGACAAAAGAGAATTTAAAGAGTTCTATATTAGATAAATACGGCGTAACGAGTTATAGTAAACTAACAGAGTACAAAGAAAAAGTAAAGTCAACATCTATTGAAAAATACGGCGTTGAGAATTATTCACAAACAACTGAATTTAAAAGTAGATTTAAAAAATCATGTTTAGATAAATACGGAGTGGATAATCCGATGAAATCGCCTGACATTAAAGAAAAGGTTAAAAACACATGTGTTGAAAAATACGGCGTAGAGTGTTATTCAAGGTCGATGTCAAGCATTTCACAACATCACGATCTAACATATTCTAAAATAATAAAGTTTCCGAATATGTTGCCTTTGTTTACCCGTGAGGAATTTCACGGGGTAACAAAAAATATTCATTACAAATTTCAGTGTATCAGATGCAATGCAATTATTTCTATAGATCTTCAAGATGGAAATGTACCTATATGTGTAAATTGTGACAAATTGAATACTAGCTTTGCACAAAAAGAAATATATGATTATATTAAAACATATGTAAATAAAGAAATATTGTTAAACGATAGAAATTTGATTTATCCAAAAGAAGTCGATATTTACATTCCTGATTTAAATTTAGCAATTGAATATAATAGCTTCTATTACCACACAGAAATAAGTGGTAACAAAAACAAACAATATCATTTGCGCAAACTACAATCCACTCTTTTTAAAGGAGTTACGCTTATACAAATATTCGAACATGAATGGTCAAATAAAAAACCCATTGTTCAATCAGTGTTACGTAACAAATTAAATAGTTTTGATCAAAAAATATACGCTCGCAACTGTATTATTAAAGAATTAAACGCCTTCGAATGTAATGTTTTTTTGAATAACAATCATATTCAAGGAAGTGACCATTCAAGTATTAGAATCGGTCTATATTGTAACGATGAATTGGTTTCTGTTATGACATTTGTTAAATCTAGATACGATAAAAAAATCCAATATGAAATGTCTAGATTTTGTAATAAATTAAATTATAAAATAACGGGGGGTGCCTCTAAACTATTTAAGTATTTTGTTACAAAATATTCTCCGATTTCAGTGTGTAGTTATAATGATCGTAGATATTTTGACGGGGGTGTTTATGAAAAATTAAACTTTACAATTATAAACAACACATCACCGTGTTATTTTTATATAAAAAATAAAAAATTATATAACCGAATGAATTTCCAAAAACACAAGCTTAAAAAATTACTAAGTTCTTACGATCCTTTATTATCAGAATGGGAAAATATGAAATTAAACGGTTATGATAGAATTTGGGATTGTGGCAATGGTAAGTGGGTTTTTACAAACACGAATGTTACTAAATAGATAATTCTTTGTCAGTTAATTGTGTAACTGTATCTCTTAGTTTGTTTATGTACCCAGTTGATCTTAAAAGTTTAAACACTAAGTTCTCGGTACTATATTCCCCACTCTTATCCAAACCAGCTTGACGCATATCATATATACGTTTAATTAACTTCTTTATTTTGTCAATGTCTTGTTCTTGTATAGCCGCATTAATTGACTCCACAAGCTGTTTGTACTTCTTCTTAATAGCTTCTTTATCCACTTCAATATCTTCGTGTTTTGGCTTTTTTATCCAAGTGTTTTTCATCAAACTATATACAGCTTGACTTTTATTAACTTCTTTTTTATCTTGAATATAAACCTCAACAGGATGATTGCCTATCTTAATATCATGTGATTGATTCCACTTACTTTTCAACCCATCAACATATTGTTTCACTAATTCCTCGTCATCTCCTATCTTATCAAAATCTACCACCAAGTGTAAATCTATGTCGCTGGTTGGAGTCCAATTATATCCCGCGGTACTACCAAGAAAATATATATCTTCCAATGGAGCAGTCAATTCAGTATCTTTATAAAATGTATTAGCAACCTTCAAAAGTGAATTTAATACTTCGGGTTTAATATTATCTTCAGTAGACCATATCGCCGGATTTAGTATGCTATTATAAATTCTATGCTTTTCTTTGATTCCAAGTATTTCTTTTAATTGATTTATAGTATTAATGGAATCAGTATGAAGAATTGCTTTACCACCAGCATTTATAAAATCATTCACAACATCTTCACGGTCATCAATCAAAATACTATCAGGAGTTGCAAATTTAGATTTATCTTTTCTATTAGGCACTAAGTTTGCTTCAAATGTTATACCTTTATCTTTAAGCCATTGTTGTTTGCCAACTTTTGATTTATCATCCGGTGCATGACTTAATATTTCTACTTGGGGAAAACTATTGACAAAGTTATAAAGCAACTTACCGTCTTTCATCCATGGCATACTAGCATAATAGCCAGGACTATTTTTATTTACTAACTTATAACTATTCTTCTTGCCATATAAACTATCATACGTACTTACAGGTATACCACCGCTATAGCGCTTAAATTGAGCTTCCCAATCACTAAGCACTCCATCCATATCCACATATATTTTGTAATTATTACTAATCATTTATAATAAATATAAGCATTATTAGCACTTTAATTAATAACTTTAT